GAAACACTAGTCAGACTGTTGTAGGCTCAGACGGTGTTGAAAGAACCTACAGTGCTAAAGACAAAGCAGACTGGGGTTCTGTATCTGTTGCAGATCGTAAGCGCATAAACAAAGATTTCATGAAAAAATACGGCAACACTGTGGAAAACCTCGGTGCTTACAAAGAAGGTGTAGCTGATGCACCTACTAGAAAAGGTGCATTTAGATAATGGCTAATCTTGCTTACATCAATTCCATACTAGACGAAGAAGGCATCGGTGTTAAACCCCCTGCCCCTAAGCCTAGCCAAAACTCTGTGCCAACCAATATGTCTCAGGAAGAACTGAACAGCATGGTTGATGAAGCTGATGCTGACTATGACTTTAGTCAGTCTGCTAAAGATGTAGTTAGTGGCATAAAAGAATTTGCTTTTGACTCAGCAGACCTAGCCGCAGCTATGCTGGGTGGCTCAGGTATTAGTGAAGCTATTGGTATTGGTATTGAGAACCCTGTGTCTGTGGCGACTAGAGGTGAAGAAGCTGTCCCTATTAAGTCGCTATCTCAGGATATGAAAGAAGGTAATTACCTAGATGCAAGCCTGAAGACAGTAGGATTAGCTGGTGATGCTTTACAGCTAGGCGGTGCATACACAGCCGCTACAGGTGCTGGTCTTATTCCAGGCGCGGTAATGATGGCAGGTGGTACAGCCCTTAAGTTTGGTGCAACGGCAGTGTCAAAGTATGGTGATGAGATTAGTGACGGCCTGAGAAAACTATTCGATATAGACCCCGATGCGGCAGACAAAGCAGCAGAGGTCATGGACAAGCTAGCAGATCAGGACAAACCAATTGCAGTAGCTCAAGGCGTATTAAACAAGCAGCTTAAAATAGCAGGGCGTAAAGAGAGAGCACGTTCAGATGTGGGCGGAAACAACCCACCCGAAGCTACTAAACCAGAGCTGGTCTCTGCTGATGTAGATAACTTAGGTTTGTTTAGTAGGACTGAACAAGCTGTTAAAAATATGGTTATTCCAGAAGAAGGTATATCTGGAAAAGCTCTCATGGCTCGTCTTGCTAAGGATAGCAAAGTACCTAATGATGAGCTTGATCACGGTCTTGGCCTGATGATAGACCCCAACGCTACCATCACCCGTGCTGATCTAGACAAAATGATGTCTAAGAACTTTGGTGTTTTAGAAGTGCCTAGAAAGCTATCTAAGGGTGAGACTCAATATCATGATTACATTGAACATCGCCTACCTGATGAGCCTGGCTCTGACTACACTGAAATTACATATCATTTAACACCCGATACAAGAACACCTGTTGTTGTTAATCGCGATAAATCAATTACAACAGCTGGCGAAGATATTAAATTAGCTATAGGTAGAGGTGTATTCGCTGAGGGTGAGCACTTTCCACGAGACTCAACCAATCAACTGTTTCACATGCGAACATCAATACGAACTAATAAAGATGGCAAGCGTGTTCTTTTGATAGAAGAAATTCAGTCTGATGCGTTTAAACCAGACGGTGGTGCAGAAGATGCAGTAGTTCCGTTTGCGAAGAACAGCGGCTATACAAACCTAGCATTAGCCAGAGCTATGCGAATAGCGGCAGACAACGACTTAGACGGAATAGCAATTACAGACGGTATGTTTCAGATTAAAAGAAACAAGATGGGGGGAGAAAACATAGCCGATGGAGCTACTAGCAAAAGGATGCCGCTAAACGATTTCGATGATGACTTTAACGACACCGATATAATTGATATGGTTGACGAGTCAGGTGAAACACCGTCTCTCAGTGAATTATCGGTCGGACGCGCTCACGTAGTAACATTAGAAAGTTATGAAGGTGGGATTGACGTAGGTGTAGACAGTGAAACTGGTGTGATATTTTTTTCAGAATTGAGCGAGCTAAAGGGAAAGAAACTGTCAGATGTTCTTGGCAGTAATGATATGGCTGATCAACTGTTGGCAGCAGGGAACACTCCAGTTTCTTTGAGCTTTTCTGAGCGTATTATAACTGATAGCGGATATAAAGCTGTATACGACAAGCGCATACCCAAGCGCCTAAACACAATTATAAAAACTATGGATCTTAAAGACAGTCCTAATGTAACTAAAAGCGATATTACTGTTAGTGGAGAAAACCGAGTGGGTAGTCTCTCAGAGATTAGCGATGCAATTAATAATTCAGAACCTCTTAGTGGTTTTGGTGTCCACGAACCTAATAGCCCTTTAATAAAAACATACCAACAATTAAAGCAATTTGAATCTGAGTTGGATGGAGATAACATCCCACAGTATGGTGCAGCCGCAGGCAGTGCGTTTTTTCAACAGATGATTGAGACTGCCAGATTTTTTGATGAAACGATAGACGATATATTAAGTGGAAGTTTTACAGAATCTGAGTTGTTAGAAGAAATTGCTGATCGTTTCCCAAGTTCTGGAATAACATCTACTGATGAATTGCCCGATTTAGATTTAGATGACATCTTAGACATAACAGCACGAAGACTGCGTGAAATAGGGGGCGGTAATGTTTTGGGAGAGGTCAACATACTTAACATAAAAATAGGTCTTATGGACAAGGATTCGTTGGCAAAAGCTGTTGATGAATGGCTAAGTAATGCCCGTGAAAACCTTGATGCTGTTCTAGGGGACATGGCTGAGAATGCGCCAAAAAGTATTGATGTGCCTAACAACAACACAATAATATTTACACCTGAGATGAGAGATCAGATAAAGGCAAAGGGATTGCCTCGTTTGCGCAAGGGTGGCCTTGTAAGCAAGCGCACATAGAAAAACCCCCCGACAGGGAAAACGAGAAAAAACCTGTCGAGGGGCTTAGGGGTGTTTAGATAGGCAAAGGGAGAAACCCTATCTTTTGTCACCACTACCTTTCAGAACACCACGCTGCTGGCGATCTGATAATTTATTAAGATTGGATTCTGCAATCTGGGTGAGGTCAAAACCCAGATCGTTTGCTAGGACTGCACAATACCAAAGCACGTCTCCAATCTCAGCAGCGATATTCAATTTAAACTCATCCGTGGTATTACCATCGCGGATGATTTTTTTTACCTTATCTGCAACCTCACCTGCCTCACCTGCTAGGCCTAGTGCTGGGTAGATGACAGCCATCTTCTTAGGATAGATGGCAGTTTCGATTGCTTTTTCTTGATAGGCATTCATATCCATTTTTGTTCTTTCCCCGTCTTTTTTTAGATAAAAATTCTGTACTTCTCTCACGAGATACACAGACCATTCGTTATCTATATTGCCTTGGCTCATTACGCTAACCTATTAGTCAACAGTTTAATTTAACCAGCAGCCCTGGTCAAGCTATTGAAGATACTTTCGAAGCTAATTAATTCACTTTGTTCAACGGCATAACAGGGTTTCTTAAACACACCGTGAAAGCCCCAGTTCTTGTCCTTGTATAAGTCTTGGGCGGGTAGACAGCCAGCTATCTTGTACTCGCCTCGCCTGCCTATGAGTAAAACATACAGGTCAATCGATGGGTGTTTCTTCATAGAAAAAAGGCGACCGTTCTCATGCTTGGTGGACTTAGCATCAATAGCCAAGCCACCATAGAAAACGTCGCCCTTATCTGTCCCGTTAATAACGGAACGTATACCAATCTCAAACACAAGATCTGGGTAAACACCCAGTACCTTGCAAAGAGCAAGCTCCGACATGACCCCTTCTATGTCAGGGTCAAGCACAGACATGCTAGGCAAATCTGTTTTCTTGAGCTTGTTCTTTCTAGAATTTCTATACCTAGCCTTAGCCAGTAGCATAGCTATTCTTTTCTCAGGTTCGTCTAAAGAGACATTTGTCAACTAGCAATATCCACTATTTCACACATACCAGCAGTACAGGACAATTCCTGAGTACCTGTGGTATTATCTTCAGCCTCATACTCAGCCAGCTTTGTCCAATCTATTCTCTTAGGCATACTAGCTTTAAGCTCAAGGTAGTCATCTGGTTCTATGTCTTGATAGGGTGCTTGCTGATACGTATGATCAGACTGTGGTAAGAAGCTGATGCCCGAACAATCATCGAAGTGATCCCATACCCACGACCCTACTTCCATCCACTCGCTCTCACGCACAGATATAGTTACGCTTGGCTTGTGTTCACAAAAATGTCTGGCATAAAGCAGCCACATATTAAGCTGTTCAATAGCCGACATAGCGTTGCGATCAATACAGTTCTTAGGTGCTTCAACAGGGAAGTTAAACACAGTAGTTTGATCAGGCTTAGTCACATCACGCTCGTGTGGAATGCCCTGATCAATCATGAACTGTGTGATTGGATCTTTGTTATCGCCACGAACGGTGCGTATGTAGTGGCGGCTATGTCGTGCATGAATACCAGAGGCACTATCAACAAGCTGAGACACTGTTCCAGAGGGCTTAATGCAAGTGATGGCTGTTGACTGAGGTATGCCCAGCTTCTCCGCCAGTTCTTTATTTGTCTGAACAGCTACGTGCTTAAGGTCTTCTAGGATGTGGCTTATGTTATGTCCATAACGTGAACTACGTCCTGACAGTAGCTCATTATCCATGATGCCTGTAAGACTAACGCCCAACAGACGCTCTTCTTCTGTGTTGTTTACCCATACTTTACGTACATTCTTAAAGTTAGTAAGGGTGGACTGCCACGTACCAAGAATAGTAGCCAGCCTGATCTTACGGGCTAGTGAGTTCTCATCGTCTGACTCACGAACCACCACCTCTGTAAGATTACACGCCTGGTTCGGGCGTAAGATTATCTCACTACAAGGATTAGTTCCGAACTCGTGATTGACATCGCGTCTTCCATTCTCTGCTGCTTTCTTCTTAGCAGCTTCGCGATTAAATATGCCACGCTCACCTGACTTGCTTTCTACAAGAGCTAGCCATTCTCGCATGAAGGTTTCCATGTCAGGCTTGTGCTTGTAAGTTGCAGAATTATTAGCCAGTCCACGCTGACCTTCGCGCTTAATATTGTTTTGCGGCTCATCCCACCATACGCCAGACTTTGCATGGCGCATCTGATCATCATTAAGGTTTGAGAGACTGATGAGGGCTGAACGGCGTACACCGCCTACCACAACCACCTCACCTGTCTTACAGGCGATGTCGTGAGCTTCTATGGGGTATAAACGTCGTCCTGCCGCCTTCTTAAACTTATCCACGGTAAAACGAAACAACTCATCTAGTGGAGCTGGTCCAGATGACCTGCCACCAAATGTCTTAAGACGCTCACCTGCCTGTCTTAGATTTGACATATCCCATGATGGAATATTACCACCATACAGTAGTGAGATCAGCTCACGGAAAGCTTTCTGCCAACCTTCTTTGCTGTCCTCAACAACTATAGTGGTGTTTGTATCTTCCATTGTATCAGATACGATGGGTAGCTTATCAATGCTATTACGCTCAACGCTGAATCCTACACCTGTACCACACATTAGAATGTACAGAAGCTCGTCAAAGGCACGAGTGTGATCCAGTGGGACGTATGTACAATTAAAAGCTGCAATGTGATTGCGTTCTAAGGCTGGACCTGCTGTCATCAAAGCTCGCATTGACGGCATAACTTCAAGGTTTAGAACGGCTTCACGCAATTCATCTAGCTCAGGCTTTGTAATTGCTACACCGTGCTTCTCTTCTACCCACTTAGTCATGTAAGTAAAGTAACGCTCTACTGTCTCATCCCAGTTCTCGCGACGGCCTTCCGCATCTAGCCAACGTGCGTAACGGCTTTTGTGGATGAATGATTGGTAGTCGGTAGGTAAAAGGTTATCCATTATTTCTTCTCCACTTTAATTTTTTGTATGTCCAGTCCATCAATGTCGTAGATGACATCCTCAATATTACTTGCAACTTCTTCTTCCACATTCTCATCTGCTGGTATTGGATATGTATCTTTATCCAGCATGGCTAGTATTGTGATAAGCAGCTTCATTCTGGTAGCTCTCCAACATGAACAAACATCGGTGTACCTTCACCCACGTATGCCCCAACTACATTGTATTCAAGGTATTCAATGGCTTCTTCATCAGACATACCATCCATTATTAAGACAGCTACGCACTGTTCGTAGTCATAAACTAGTATGTCATCAGCGCCAGCTCTGCGGCCTATGCCCAAGATGGCAGCATCAAAGCCGTCAGCTTTTAACATTATCAATCTCTATTAGGGTTTCACGCATCCGTTGCATGTACCAATCAGCTTTGTCCATATCTTCAACAGCCTTGCCTTTGTACTTGTAACGATGCTGATACTTGATCAGCTGACCGTGGCAGTAATCAATAAAGCCCTTCGGCCCAAGCACCTGTCGAATGTAATCAATGCACTCAATACCACCTTGGTTGTAGTGTGGTGGATGATTAACCATGTCTGCCTTAGCAGCTTGCTTCATATAGTCTTCATGTCTAACCATCATGCTGATCCAACAGATTTAACAAAGCTGAGGTGAATTATGTTGTCATCACCATCCACTGCTTTTGCTATTCTCATATTATCTAAATCATTATCACCATGAGCTACGGCGGCGTTCTGCTCTTCAAGCCTACGCTCAACTATAGCGGCTAGCTTTCGTGCTACGGCCTCATCAGTTTCCATTAGCTCCAGTGACGAAGCCATCATCTGCAAGACGTTCATCATGATCATCTCATCATCTTCGTCTTTCAGAACATCCTCAGAGAAAGCTATGTTTACTTCAACGTCTCCAGTCCATTCATCATTTTCAATGGTGGGGTTAAGTAGAATGCCAAAGCCTTGATTGTATACTTCTGATTTGTTCATGTTTTTTTCTTTCCACAATAAGCGATAAATTTACTTTTGATTGTCTTGCCTTTTTCTTTGATCCAGTCTTCTGGAATTTCTTTGTCGTAGTATCTGAATCCGTAGCGTATGCACCAATCCGCGTAGCTGGTCTTTGAGCCTTTGCGGATTTTGCGTTTGCTGTTCTCAAAGACAAATCGAACGTCTAGTTCTGGGTGCTGCTTCTTTATTTTGAGATGTTTACGTCGGTCTGCTGGAGTGAACAGGCCTTTGATTTCTATGATCACGCCATTCATCAGGATGACATCGGGCGTGTATGTCCTATAAGCTAGGTCTTCCCACTCAACCTTCGTCTCTTCATACGAATATACGACGCTGTCTTCGGTGAGCTTGTCGCAGATAACTTTCTCAAGCCCACTGCGATAACCATACTTTCTTGCGGCACGATATGCTTTGGATGTGTACATATTTATCCGTTGAAATAAGCGACCATTGGCTTTTCAACTGCTGTGCTACAACGAGATGGCTCTTCTGAAATTTTGCCATCCCAACAGTCGAGACGATACTGGCAGAAGCCGCATTCAAACGGCAGCTTCTTATTGCCTGTGGGCTTGCGTCTGTAGAACTCGTCTACAGGTTCGAAGCACCTGCGAAATTCATTCTTTTCTAGTTCAAGTACTTTATCATCTATGCTCTTGATAACCTCATCCCTGTTATCAATGTCGTAAGGTACAAACTTGAAT